AACGCGAACTGCTCGTATGCTCCGGCGCTCGTCGCATAGCTGAGCGTGCTCCAGCGCGTCGAGTTGCGCAGCCTGAGCGTCGCGTCTAGCTCCTCGTTGACGGCGTCCACCGTGCGCCAGTCTGGCCCGGGGTTGTCCACGGTCACGCCAGCGTAGGGCGTCTGCAGAATCGTAATATCGCCATCATTGACATTGCGGTCCTCACCGGCCACCTCTGCCTGGAAGATGGGCTGAGGCGCAGCGTCACCTGAGATCGGAACCACGAACGCGTTGGTGTTGCGGTAGGTGTAGCCGTTGATATCGTCGGCCACTACCATGTCGCCAATGCCTATAGGATGGGGAGGCCCTGCGGCAGCGCCGGTGACAGTCACCTCACCCTCGGTCCGTGTCGCGGCCACGCGCGTGTTGTCGTAGTGGCTGCGGCTGAACGCGGTCAACGACGTGCCGGTGGCGTCGTCATTGAAATGGAAGTAGGACAGCGCCGCTGCGACAACGGACATCTGCGCCCACACTTCGGCGCAGCCGGTGAGCAGCGTCAACCGGATGCCGCCGGTCTGCCAAGCCGAGGTGTTGAAGCCGAGCGACTGCAGGACCGTGATGAGATTGGCGAGCGCTTGGGCGCGCGTGACGGTCGTGCGGACCTGCTCCAGAGTCAGCGGCATATCAGAGACTTTCTTCGATGAGCTCGACGCTCAGATCGTCAATCCCGACCGTCAGATTGAACGGCCCTTCGCTGCCCTCAACCTTCAATTCAATCCGCAGCGTGCCCGGCGGGTCGGTCTGGTCTTCGCTCTCGGGCGTGATGTGTTCCACCTCGGCGCGGATCTCATCGGTGCGCTCGTCTTTCAGGCACTCTTGCTCGACCGCTTGGCTCGTGACCTTGGGATGGTGCGCTCGATTCATGTAGCGCCGCGCGTCGATGCCGTAGTCGAAGTCGTAGAACAGACCGCGGCGCGGCGTCGAGATGCGACGGGCGAGCGCCTGACCAAAGCACGTCTCACCGTCCACGCTTGTCAGCGATGCGTCAACATCGTCAACGCAGGAGATGTCTGAACCGTAGTCACGTAGTCCCATTGTTAGGCCAGTAGTTTGGTATTGCCACTCGTGATGAGCCCGTTTGCTATCTGAGTACCGAGCACCGGCGGTGGCACTCCGGGTGGTCCAACACCACTGCTCACGAGTTGCCAAACCGGCGGGGCGCTATCGGCGGCCCAGTAGTAGAGCGCCGGCACTGCCACGTCGAGGTAGAGCCAGCCGGCATCGGTCGTGTCGTTCGTCCGCGCCACGTCCTCGGTGCCGCCGTCGAACGTCAACGTCGTCACTGCCCCCGCGTCCCACAGTGCCGCGTAGGGCCGCTTCGGATCGGCGGCCTCGAAGCCGAGCAGAACGCGTGTGCCGGCCGGTACGACTGCGGTGAAACCGGGCAAGCCGTACCGCGGCTTGATACCGCTCAGCCCGGTGCCTTTGATGCGCGCGTCGTCGGGTATCAGATCCAGCGTGCCGTCCGCCGCCTGCGTGGCGACCGAGCACGGGTAGAGCGCGTGATAGTCCAAGCGCCTGCCGACGGCCGCCTCCACGATGGCGTTGATCGCCTCAAGCAGCCGCCGCACCCCAGAGCTCCTGTCTAATGCTCCCGCCGTCGAGCCGCGTAACCACGTCGTGGATCTGCACGCCGCCGATCGTCGTGCCCGGTCGGGCGAACGGGGCGGTCCTCGGCGCTATTCTGGTCATTCCCAGGTCCGGAAACGCGCCCACCGTGTCGGCCCTCGCGTCCAGCTCGGCGAACGTGTCCGTGCCCAGCCAGACCGACCCGTCCCGCAGGATCCGCCACGTGTAGCCGGTCTCGTCGCTGAGCCGGTGCAAAACGTTGAGGGCGGCGCCCTGGATGCGCTGCCACTGGGGCACGGTCCAGGCGTCAAGCGTCTCGGAGGTGCTGGACAGGGTCTCGGAGGTCACCGTCAGGAGGTCCGTTAGGACCAGTCCTAGGGGCGCCAGGCGGTACGCTTTGGGACCCAGGACCGTGGTCAGTCCGCCCGTGCCGCCCACGATGGTGCCCAGCCAGCGTCCCGCCTCGAGGCCGCCGCGGTGGACTGCGCCGACGAGCCGAACGGTGCCGCCCTCGAAGTCGAGCGTGGCCGGGCCGGCGATGTTCGCATCGGTGTCCACCTCGACCTGCGCAGTCCAGCGGCCGACGAGCGGCTCCAGGATGACGGCCACGAGCAGCGGCCGGTCGTTCAGGGTGGGGCCGCTCACGAGTAATCCATCTGGTTGATCAGGTTGGCGTAGAAGTCGGCGGCCTCGGCGTCTCCGTTGAGCAGCGCCTTCGCTAGCTCATTCTGCAGATCCTCGAGCGTCGCCGCTTGCTGATCTGCGGGGCTGGCGGCCGAGCAGGCTTGGTGGCAACTGCATCCACTTTTCTTAGCCGCCTCCGCGTTGATCGCGTCGCCGAGCGTTGCCGCTGCCGCGGAGTCGCCGGCCTGCAGCGCAATGGTGAGCATGCCTTGCAGGTTGGCGATGGCCCGATCGGTCTCACGACAGTTCGCGCAATCGGAGCCGCCGCATGCGCCCGCCGCCCCCCCTGTCCCGGTCCGCACCGGCTTCGGCTGCGGCACCCACTCGAGCGCCGACATCGAAATGCTGAGCTTGCCGTCGCCGGCCGTCGGCTTTTTCGGGATGCCGATCTTGTCGATGTAGATCTGGGTGATGCCGAGTAGCGAGCTTTGCGGATGGTAGATCTCAAGCGGCGTGCGCAAGCCGCCAGGCTTGCGCGGGTGGACCTTCGCGATGAGCCGCTGGAGCAGGTCCCATTGCTCCTCGGTCCAGATGATGCCAGTCAGCGTGATGCGCGCGGGCTGATAGCCCTCATCCTTTATCGTCGCGCCGTCCTCACCCTTGGTCTTCTTGACGTCGATCTTGCGGCTGACGCCCGGACCGCTGATCTCCCAGACGCCAGGCCAAGTGTCCTCGCCAAGGATGAGTTCGTCCCACGCCTCCTGCCAATCGCGGTCGTCCCAGTAGGGCCAGCCCGAGACGGCGCTGCTAGCCATTGGCTCCCACCACGCTGACCTGGATAGCCGCGTCCTCAAACAGCCCGACCACGCTCGCCCTCAGCGAACGCTGCACGGCAGCAGCCGTCGCCTCTGGATCCTCGGCAGCCTGGATGGTGATCGGCACGTTGGCGCGCGCCTGGATGTGCTGCGTGTTGCCGCCGCCGCCGCCAATCTTGGCAGGGTCGATCATCTTGGCGGCAGCCATTGATACGTCTTGCGAGCCAGCGGTGATGCCGCGTTGCATACCGATCGCCACGTCCTTGCCAATGCCAGCGAATACCTTTGAGGGTGAGCCGATGCCAAGCGCGCGCTTTGCGGCACTGATGGCCGACTTTGCGACATCCACTGCCGCGGTGATAACGCTTGCTTTCCCCGATTGGATGCCGGATTTGAGACCAGTGGTCAGACTGGTACCAGCCTGCTTACCCTGCTCATCGAGGTCCGGAAGCCAATCTGCGGTAAACCGGGTAGGATCCCCAAGAGGGAACAGGGTGCGTGGATCCCTAGCCTCTCCTCCGAGTCCTGGCGCTGAGCCGCCTTGGCCGAAACCAGACGCACCAAAGTCCGGTAGGCTCTTCCACGCCTTGCCGGCCGCCTCGGCTGCGCCGGCCAGCTTACCGAGTGCTTTCGCAAGTTGGACGAGTCCGTCAACGGCTAGCTGCATATCTTCGGCGCTCAGATCGAATTCAATCTCGTTCACACCCTTCATGAATTCAGAGGTGGCTTCGAAGCCCTCCCGGTACCCAGCGCCGAATGCCGAGGCCATCTTCTTTGCCATGTCCCAGACGCTTCCGAGCCATTTGGCCAGCGCCTTCGCGCCGGAAACAAGCGAGTCGAACATCTCCTTTGCCCGCGGACTGTCCAACCACTCCGTGACATCTTTGAGAATCGGGATGATAGCCTTACTGAGGGCCGGACCGATCTTCATGCCGAAGGTTATCAGCATGGCCTCGGCCTTAGACTTGAGGCCCGCCCACATACCGCCAAGCAACTTACCGGCGCGCGCCGTGGCATCGCCAAGCTTCTTCGTCTTGGTCGCGGCTAGTACAGCCTGCTTGATTGCCTCTAGCCCCTGCTCACCCGTAATCTTGCCAGCCTGGATGAGCTTCTGAACCTCCTTGACGCTCTTGCCAGTGGCCTTGGCGAGTTCCTGTTGGATGACCTTGATCGACACGCCGGCCTCTGCCAGCTGCAACAACTCCTCGCTCTGAAGTCGCCCCTTGGCTTTGATCTGAGTCATCGCCCTAATGATTGCAGAAACCTTCTCCGCGTCGGCGCCGATGGCTTGCAGGTCGGATGCCATCCTGATAACATCCTTGGCCGCCTCGGGCGTGAACTGCATGGCAAGCAGTCTTTGGAAACTCTGTATCGTTTCTTCAACAGGCGCTCCGAGTCCCACCGCAAAGTCAACCACGTCCTTCAGCATCGCCTTACCCATGCCCTGGCCACCGGTGAGCAAGTCAAAGGCAAGCGTGGCCTTACCGGCAAGCATTGTGGCGCCCACCACCGCTTTGCCGAATGCAACCACGGCTCTGGCTCCAAACCGGACGACGGCCATGGCAGCACGTAGGGCGCCCTGGGCAATCATCGCAAGGACGTTGCCAAGCGCGATACCGCTAGTACTCAGCTGGGCAGTCGGTGCAATTGCGCTCCGCTGCGCAGTCTTCAATCGCTTGGCCGACTTGGCCGCGAACACGGCCTGCGTGCGCCAGTCGCTCATCGCGCCGCGATTGCGCTCGAAGCCACTCTGCACTGCCGGCAACCCGGCCTTGAGGCGGCTGAGCGACGCGCCAAACTTCTCCACCGCTCGCGCGGCCGCCCGTGCAGCCGGGCCCACCTTGTCGGTGAACTTGACGGTGAACTCCGTGTCAGCCATTGCTACTTCTTACGGTGTGCGTTGACCCAGTCTCTAAGGTGTGCGTGATGCTCGGCCCATAGCAGGGCGCCCGTCAATGCGTCGTCGGTCGGCTCTCCGTCCTCGTCCACATCGCCGCGCTGAAATGCAAAAAGCGCCCGAGCGGCAACCATTAGATCCCGCTGGGCGCTCCTCCATCTCTCTTTAGCTTTTTTTGATTTCTACGTCATCGCCAGCGAGATCCTGCACCGCGGCCGACAGCTTGAGCGTCAGCGCCTCGTAGTCGCGCAAGATGCTGCGCGCTTGGTCGCGGTCAGGGAAGACCAGCGCGGCTAGAACCAACTCCTCGGCCGCGCTGTACTTGCTGCCCTTGTCCGACGTCACCTTGTCCGTGAACATGCGCATGGCGCCAGGCTTCGGTTTCTTGACGACGATGTCGCGCCCATCGGGCGTCTCGGCGTACGCCAGCTCACCGTGCTCTTCCCTCAGTGCTTCCAGTTCTTTCTCGATCATCTCCCGTTCCTCCCGGTTGGTTGTTACTTGAGCATGTTGCGCAGCGGATCGTATCCGTTCCAGCTGATGCGCAAGACGTCGATGCTGTAGGTCACGTTGAGTGCGTCCGCTCCTTGCGAACCGCCGCTCTCGGTCGAGCCGATGCGAGCGCCGAAGATCTTGTCGGTGATGACATCGGGCACGCCCTCGTCTTGGTACATGACCGTGATATCGAACACGCGCTCCTTGAAGCCATGGCCGAGCTTCGCGATGAACTCCGCTGCGTCGCGCTTGAGCATCGTGATGCTACCCTCGGCCGAGTAGACGCCGCGAGTACGAGCAAGCTTCTGGGCGCTCGTGCCCATCGCCTCGCCGGGTTCCAGGTTGTCCGAGTAGGTCAACTCGCTGATGCCGACGAAGATGCCGGCGTCCTCGCCCAAATCGATTTCGACCGAGGACCAGTCATGCGCCGTGCCGTTTACGTTGGGGTATGCAGACATGGCTATGCCTCCGCTCCGACGGTCAAGTCAAAGCCAACCTGGGTTATGATCCAGTAGATGTATCCGAGCGGCAGCACGCCCACTTCGCTCAGAACCGTTCTGGTGGTCAGCACGTTGTTGGTGCGGTCGATGACGTAGGACACGTCCGTAACGTGGCCCCGCGTACCCTCGACGTTGTCAGGCTGCGTCAACTCGGTGCGGAGCGGCGTCTCGCCGCGCGTCTCGAGCCGCTGCGCGTCGCGCTCGTCGATGACGCCTGTCACCGGCACGGTGCGAACGCCCATGCCGATGAACGTCTGCTGCGTGATGTAGATGCGCCGGGTGGCCACGTCGATGATGCCGCCCAGCTGCCAGTCCTGGAAGTCCGAGCCAGCGGGCGACTTGAGCCGAGCTCGCGTGATGTAGAACCCGGCGCGGCCAGGCCACGTCCGCAACGTGCACACCTTGTCGCTGTCCAGGTTCTGCTGCGTGTACTCGTCGTGGCTGATGGCCGTCACGCCGGTCAGCGAGCCCGACATGACGCGTCCGAGGTCGGTCGAGATGAGTTCCCGCAGCGCGCGGGCTCCCACGTTGTAGACCGCCGGGAAGGCGGGGGCGCCCCAACCGCCGAAGGCCTTGCTGCTCGCGGTATCGGCCGTGCCCATCACGACGCAGATGCGCGCGTTCTCGACAGCGGCCATGGCGACGCGCACGTTCGCGGCCGTGTCCACGCCCGCATCGCAGATGAGCCGCACGTAACGGAACGCGGCGGCCAGGGTGGCCACGTGCGTCTCGTAGGCGCTAAACAGGGTCGCGGCGTTCGCGGCCGACGTGCTGACGCCCGCCATGACGATGAACGGGAACTCCGTGGTGGCCGGCAACGCAGCAAGCGCGGCAACGCCAGAAGCGACGTCCGCAGCCGCGTACATCGGCGCAACGCAGTCGAACCATGAGACCGTGCCGTCGACCCAAAAAGCCGGTCCGATGCCGGGCACGAACGTCAGCGTCAGATTGGTATTCGGGATCGCGAACGCGCCACCGGCTGGGACAACCAACTCTTCCGAGTACGTGGTGCCGTCGTCCAAGCTGTAGATGAACTCGGCCGTGCCGACCGTGCCGTCGCGAGTGATCTCAACGATGCACTCATAGGCATCAAACGGCACGCCGGCAACGGTCACTCCGCCGGTTTCTGCGCCCACTGGAACATCCGTGACAGCGCCCGCCGAGCCGGCCACTGAGCCGGTGAGGCGCATACAGTGAATGGGTCCGCCGCCAACAGAGAGCATGTGGCACAGGCACTCGGGGAGTGGGCCTTGCCCGAACTCGTCGACGACCGCGTTCTTGTTTGCGACCGTGAAGAACGTGTCGACGGTGCCCGTCTCGGAACAGCCCATGACGAGCGGCGTACGCGGGGATGGCTCAACGAGCCCCAGGCCCGGATCGTTGACTGTGAGAGTCTGGCCAGGAATCGGCATGTTCGTCTCCTACTTGGCAGCTTCGCGGTACTCTGCAGCCGCGTACTTGGTCAACGCCGGCTTGTGCGGCGTGTACGGTGGAGCGGACTCGGCCGTCTTCAGCGCAGCCTGGTAGTCGGCGAGCGAGAGCGCGAACGGCTTGGCCTCGTGGTACTCGTAGGCGGCCCAGCCGTGGATGTTGCGGGCTGCGCCGTGGCGGTAGTTCTTGAAGTAGCGTGTACCCCGCGGAACCCCGAGCACGCCGATGGCGCCGAGGTGCTTGGCCCACTCTTGTGGGCTGCGCTTCTGCTGTTCGATGGGTACCTTGGGGGCCTCCGCCCTGGGTTCTTCCTTCGGCTTGGTCGCCTCGAACTCCGCTCCGTCTTGCTTCGGCTTGTCTGCCATATCTATCCTCAAGGCCTCTGGTGGACGACTTCATCGCCCAGCGGTCCCTCGTAAGTGATCGTTGTGCCCTCGGTGGCGACCACGGTTAGCGCCCGCGATTCGCGCGCCACCGGGATGTCGATCACCGTTGTCACCACCGCGTACTCGGCGGCAGCGGCGTAATCTTTCGCTTCTTCGGTCTGCGTCACCCACTGCTCGGTTTGGAAGTGCACGAAGCCCATCGCCTCCTGGCGAATGGCCACGTACAGCTCGTGCAGCAGCTGCTCGGTGTTCTCGAATTGCGTCGTTTCGTCCTCGGTCGTCATGTCCCACACGTGCCACTCGACAGCGAGTGAGCGGGTGAGGATCGACGGCTCGCGGTTGCCGCTCGTCGGGTGAACGCGTCCGCCCACCTGATGCGTGTGCGTATTCAGGTCAGCCGAGACCGGAATGGCCGTGATGCGCCGCGGCTCCTCGTGCAGGTAGAGCGACTTGCGGCCCTTCGTGAACTTGACCGTGCCGTCGCCGAGCGTGGTCTCCACCGCGTCGACGATGTTGGAGAAGCGGGAGGCCATGGCTACCGGAAGTGGCGCGTGAAGATCTTGGAGACGGTGCGGTCAAACGCAGTGGACCACGTGGTTGGCAGGCCACGTGCGCGCGTTGGCACCATCATGCGTTGTGGAATGCGGACGCTTTGCTTCGAGACCCAGCGTTTACCGACCTTGAACACAAGGGCTGTGCGCATCCACGAAACGTGGTGCTTGTCGGTGAGCATCTGCCCGCCACTGCGCCCAGCTGCAGACCACTTCTTCTTGCGCGCCTTCCAGCCAGCGTAAAACGCTCCACTGCGGCCCTTGCCCTTGCGCCACACGCGGCGCCGCGGATTGCGCCGCTCATAGTCAACCAAGTGCGCGTTCTTGGCCTTGATGACCCCGCCATGTTGGTGAATGCTCGCGTACTTGGCGCCGAAGCCGAGCGTGACGTGTCCCGGGCCCGCACGCCGGTAAAAGCTGCGGCTAAGTTTGCCCTTGTCGCGCAGGATCTGACCACCGCGCTGGTTCGCCTGCCACGGCCTGCCATACGGATCGCGCTGACCACGGAATGACTTATTGGTGAGCGTGTATGCTTGCTCGGCCAGGTTCTTGATGAGTTTGCGGTAGACCTTCGGTACTGCTTTTAGGTCGTCTTCGAACTTGATCAGCTTGCTCAGGTTGCCGCTGAATCGCATCTACCAGCCCCGCCTGCCATTCTCGAGCACGTCATCGGCGTTGATGTGCGGGCTACCCGCGCTGTAGACGCTCGGCCGCGCCTCGTTGACAGCCGGCGTCGCGTCGGCGTCCGAGCACAGGTTGACCTCGCCCTTGCTCAGCTTGGCGAGCCACTCAAGCGCGGCCTGGTAGTCGTCGGTGAACGTCTGATCGAACGCGCTCGGGTTGTGGCCGCGGCGCTTGAGTACCTTGAACGCCGCAACGCTCACGCACGCCTCGATGATCTCATCGGGATACGGCACACTGAGCGGCAGCTTGTAGCGACCGCGTAGATACGAGTCGATGATACCGCTCGCCTTGGTGAGAATCTTGTTCTGAACCGCAGGCGTCATGCCTACACCGGTCAGCGCGTCGGGTGGCAGGCCGTAGTCGCCCAAATCTGTCGTGGTGGCGTATTGGCTCATGCGACTACCCAAGCGCTGGGAAAAGAGGCAGGACTACTTGTACGCGCGGCCCTGCCGGGCGCGCGATGGGAGGAACGGGACGAGAAGAAGACTTAGACGTTCCCTCTGAACGCCTGGAACCACAGTCCGTAGCCGGCCTCGCCGCGGGAGCTTGTCCCCCACACGAATTCATCGTCCCAAAAAACCGTCTCGTCGTCCGGCGCTTGCTTGCTCACGAAGAGCGGAGTCTCGCGCATGACGAACACAAACGGCTTGATGGCCTTGCTCGTGTCGAGCAGATACCAACCAGTGGCGCTCACCGCCCCCAACTCGGGGATCATGAGCGGAACAGCGCTGCCCTTGTTGACGTTCGTCACGCCGGCGGCGATACCGCCGGGGTCGGCGATGATGTCTGCGTTCAGAATCTCCTTGGCCTGGCGATCCAGCTGGGGCGGATGCAACAGGACATTGGGCACGATGCCCAGCGGCTGCCCATCCTGCCCGGTGAGGGACATCATGAACTCGCGAGTCGTCGCGTAGTTCGCGGCGGTCAGCGCAAGGGCGCCGGTGTTGGACTGCACGCCACCGGGGTCCAGCGGATGGTTGGCGCTGAAGAACGGCAGCCCATCGAAGCTGTTGCCGTTGGCCTGGATTGCGGCGATGACGCGCTGGTCCGGCCACTTTGCGGCGGCCGAGCCTATGCTCGACATCGACATCTGTAGCCCAGCGAATTGCTGGTCCAGGTAGTCGTCGCGAGAAATCGAAACCGTTTTCTCGAACTTGTTCGGTCTGAGGTTGTAGTTCTGCACCTCGACGTCACGCACAACCCGCGCGCCAATCCACTGGCGCATGATGTCCTGTTCTGGAGTGAACGGAAAGCGCGCCGAGGTGGTACTGATATTGACTTGCGTCGCCACCTGTTGGTACCACGGTGTGATGGCCGCGAATGCGGTCTGATAGAGAATGGAAGCCGCAACGTTGAGGGCTGCGACGTCAGGAGGAAGAATGAGTGCCATGAGTCATAGCCCTTTCGTTACCGGTTGAGAATGGTGAAGTTCAGCGTCGAGATGTCGGCGTTGTTGATCGTGCCGGCTGCAACGCACGCCTCGATGATGACCGAGGCGGCGCCGACCACGCCGGCCGTGACGCCGTTGGCACCTCCGTTCGACACGCAGTAGCCACCGACCGTCAGCACGCTGGTGTTGGCGATGCGCCGCGTGAGCACGAACCCGGTGCGAGTCACTGAGAAGACCGGAACGGTTGCGATCGTGGCAGTGCCAGCAACAAGCACGACCGTCTGCGTCACACACTCGGGGTACCAAGTGTGCGCCGTCGTGTCGACGGTGACCGCGCCGTTGGTGTCAATGAACCACGTGGTGTTTTCGAACAGTGTGCCTTCCCCAACGTGGACGGTGTAGCCGTCGTCGATGACAGCGCCGGCCGGGAACCAATTGGCACGCGTCAGCGTAGCGGTGGCTCCGATTGCGGTGATCTCATAGACGCCGCTTTCCGCGCCAACCGTCTGGTTGGCGAGCAGCACGAGGTCGTTGAGATTGCCCGCAACGCCGTCCTGAGTGAACACGAACGCCGCCAAGTTGGGGACGTCCGTGGTCATCACGTAGCGCACCTCGTGGGCATGCTCGGCATGCACGTGGTCGGAGTAGGCCACCGTTGGACCCGCGCCGACCGCGTTCGCTTCGCCAGTATCAACCGGCGCTGCTGCCGCCTCACGAGCGTGCTGGTGGTCGCTGTCGGCGAACGTACCGGCAGCACCGTTGACCTGCGCATCACCAATGGCAGAAGCCACCGGAGCGCCCGGTGCGGTCATACCGTGGACGTGCGCCGAGTCGGCGAACGTACCGGCAGCACCAGCTGCAGC